CAGGAGAGTCTTGTAACAGTCCAAGAGCTTGATTGCACTTACCGCAAAGGAGGTCACGGAACTGCCCTGTGTTATGGTCGTGGTCAAGGTGTGGACGTTCTGTACTTCCGCAGACAGCGCACCCTCGCTCACAAAGATGTTCATACTCTTGTAAGGTAAGTCCGTATCGCGCAATGTTTCGTTGTTTAGAATTTCTGAGTCGTTGTTCTCGGCATTCGGGATTGCTACGTCGTTTGCGATCACGTTCGCGCTCTTGTTCTCGGAACTCAGGTGTGCTTCGGTAAGCTTGTTGATATTCTTGTCGAGCTTTAAGTTCCACAGGACGCTTGGCAAGTCGCTCAGACTCGTAGCAAGAACGACATTTTCCATCTTTTGTTGCGATAGGTTTTTCTTTTCCACAGCTAACGCATGTAGATACTTGATGGTACTTCGCACGGTAGCATTTTGAACAGCAACCTTTAGCGATGATTCCTTTGTGCCCTCCGCACTCGACACATTCCGCATACTTGACCATAATCGTTCTTCAATTGTTTTACCAATTATGATTGTATCATGGAAATCTACAATTGTATATTTCTTTGCCCCAAACTCTAAAACGCGAATTACAGCGTTTAAAGCGCCTTTTGGGAGTAGTGACATTCTTGGCTTGTTTTGGTCTAACTTCTTTCCCTGTATTTCACTCATTCCAAACTCTCCAATCACCCCGAATCAAATCTTCATGCAACTTGCTTTCTTCATCTGCTGCACGGTGCATCGCTTCAAGCTGCTCTAGCAGCAATTCCTTTTCTTGCAAGTCAGTTGTCTGATTAGCCCGATCTCTTAATTCTGTAAATCCAGTCATGCTTTAGCCCTCACCAAACAATTTGCCACTGCCCACGCGTCAAGGCACATATCATTCTTAAACTCATCGTCCATCATTGATAGCCATTCCTCTTTGGCGCCTTTCCACCCTTTGACTTTTAATCCATGCCCTTTGTTCACATAGCAATTCTCATAGCCATTGATGAACTCAGAGAGCTTCATCGGTGTGTCGATACGAAAGCCGCGTTCTACAATCCCCTCGTCGCCCGATTCTTTCTTGATCTTTGCAAAGAAAGTCACACCATAAGTTTGATGATTGACGATGGTGCCAAGTTGCAAAGCTGGCATCAGGTTGCCACGATAAATTTTAGCTAGAACTGGATAAGGCAATACACCGCTTTTATCGCCTGTTTGGGCCTCGTACTGTTCAACCACTTCAACTGCATGAAATACATTCCAGCTAAGCTGATAGTGTCTAGCTTTCTGCGCTTGCTTTTGTTTTCTCATACCGCCGTTCCCTCTAATTCTTTTCGTGCTTTCATGATTTTGTTGTAAACATCCATTGTGAATGAGTGCCTAGTTCCTGATCTAATTTGAGAGAGTGTTGAATGCGCACATCCTGCAATCCTTGCAACATCAACCAAACACCCGCCATAGCTTCTTATCCAATCAACTATGTCTTTCGCCTGTTCTGCTGTTGGATAAACACGGTGTTTTACCAATCTTGCGTGTGAAACTTTCTTGACTTGCGTAATGTCTTGAGGAATCGTTCTTTCCTGAATTAACCCCCTCAATTCTTCAATCAAATGATGTTCTAATCCATTCTCTAATGCGTACCTCACTGCTTTAGCAGTACAAAGCTCATAATCAGGTCGGCCTTTCTTTATCGCCAAGTTCTGCAATGCTGTAAGGATTTCTGTAAGTGTCGGAGTCATTTAGCACCTCCAAACAACTTCTTGGTTTTTTCATTCGCAAAATACAAATTGCTGCGACCAACCCTCTTAAATTCCAGCCAACCCGACTGAGTTAAAGATTTGGTAACTCGTTGAGCTGTTCTCTGACTCATACTCAAGCGATATGCAATCTCTTCTGTATTAAGTGCTTTATCGCTTTGAGCAAACTGACTCAATACATAGATCATGTTGTCAAATATTTCGGTGTGTGTACTCACGCGGCACCTCCTGCACGTTCCACGTGATACGCCAAATCTTGCATGTGCTTTAAAAACTCTGGTGGTTCTTCATTCAGCACATCCCAATCCATAAATGCCTTTTTCATTGCAGCCAACGATGCTTGTGCAACTTCAAGCGGCATAGTCACTTCACACCAATCTTGAGTTTTGTTGTCGTTTTGGTCTTTCATGCTGCACCCCACGCTTCATCGAACAAGATAGATTCGGATTTGGCACATTTAGAACAACCCTCACCATCGCTTGCATCTCGCAAGTAGAAGTACCATTTGCCACTTTTATACGACTCAATAATTATTTCTGCGGCTTTTCTTTTCACATCCCGTATTGTGCTGCCTTCAGGAAAGCGGATAATTTTCCCAGACTCACCATGCGGGCCAGCAGATATATCCAGCTCGTGCATTCGCACATAGTCACCAAACCTATTTCTTTTCCTTTGCGTTGTAATGATGAGCGTGTTGTAAGCCAAGTTGTCATAAGTGCCCAATCCCTCTAAGTGCTGAGTTTCACTACCCATTGAGTCTTTTTGTTTTACCCAATTGCGATCAAAGACTTCACCAAGCGATAAAACATCTCTGCACGAACACTTGTGATTGATGCCCAAGCCAGACAAATAACCATCTTCTTTAACCTTGCGACCAGAGTTGTATGTTGTTTCAGTCACTATTTTTTTTCGAAGCAGATCACCTAACTTAACTTCTTTAAGAAAATTCACACCTCACCCCCAACCGCTAACGGCACTTTCTTGTTATCTGCCTTGTGCATTTCGATATATTCTTGCCTGTTGTCGAAAGGATCGGGCCAATAATCCGTATCAGGCTTTAATTCCCATTCCTGCACCTCTTTGATCTCATCAGCCATTTTGTTTACTGGTGCTTGAATCTTTAACTTTTCACGCAACTCAGCAATCGCTTTTTGGGCTGTGGTTTTATAGCAGTCTGCATCAGCATCAATCTCAGCTTGTGTTTGTTTGTGTTCTAGCTGTAATGCTGTTTGCTCTGTAGTTAAAAATCCTGCTACTTCTGCTTGTTTGATAGCAGTAATCGCTTGGTCTTTATCAGTTCCAAGTGAAGTGACATAAACTGGCTTCAATCCTTGGTCCTTGGCTTGAGTAACAAGTCGGTCATAAGCATCACAAAATATTTTCTTTGCTTCTGCCAGTTGAAACTTGTCACCTGTTGCAACCAAATCAGCGCAACGCTCAAATGCCTTAGCAGCTTGTTCAGTCCAGATCACGGTCAGTTCACGCCCTGTACCAAACTCGATAGAATCTTTAGCAATCGCCCATGCTTCATGTGAGCCTAGCCAATCATCGGTCTTTGGTTCGCACCATCCTGCAAATTCTGGAAAGGTTGGACAGAATGTTGAACGCTTCATTCGAGCTAATCCGCGCTTGATGTCGTCAGGTGATAAGCCCTCAAATACTTCACATGCGGTTGCAATCAGATCGTCCTCATACTGCTCTGCTGTTTGGCCATCAACCACTGGAAAGGTTGCTGAGAACTTGGCTCTGTAATAACGCTGCATCCGAGAAATGATTTCTTCGGCCCATTTTCTTGGGAAAGTAGATTCAAACATCGCGCACCTCCAAAGCATCAAAAGTATTCACAGTGCGTTCTGCTCTAAGTTTGTTAGAGCCAATCAAAGGGACTTGCTGAACTTTTGGTTTTGGTTGGTAGGTAGATTGCTTTGGTTTTTCATTGAACTTGTGAGCGTTGTTTTTCACCCAAGTAAGCCATGTATTCATCCATTGCTGCGGTTGCTTTTTCCCAGCATTCGCAGTGAGCGACCACTGGCGCATCTCATTGAACATTTCTGAGAAGTTGTCGATCTTCAACGTTAGGCTTGGGTATGAAGCTAGTGCTTGATTAACAAAATCCACATCGACCGAATACAAAGACTCAAGCTCAAAGAGTGAGTAATATTTTCCGTCATTCATAAAGTAGGTTACGTAACCAGCTATGACGTTTTCCTGAACTTTAAATTGCGGCTTTCCTTCACTACTACTTTCTTTAAAGTTTTCTTTAAGTGTTTCTTTAATAGACCCCCCTTTGGTGGGGGTGGTGTACCCCCCTTTGGTGGGGGTGGTGTACCCCCCTTTGGTGGGGGTAGCCCCTTTTGATGGGGTTAGTACTGTTTCATGGTACTGGTTGATAGTTAGTGTGTAGCTATTTAGGCAGCCAGTTTTACGTTCAACTGTGATTAATTTGCATTGCTCAAGCTCACGAACAACCTTAGCAACAGTCTCATCTTTCTTAATGCCGCAGTATTTTTGGAACTGTGTGGTTGCAATTGTGTGTGAGGTGCGATTAAAGCCCACTGTTTGACGCATAATGAACATTAAGCACTTGAATGCCTTATCGCTAATGCCTGCCATAACGCAGTCATCAATGATGGTATTTGGCATCTTTGTGTAGTTGGTCATAACTTGCACCGAGTCCCTTTGTTGGAATTTTTCAAAATCAATGCCGATGTTCATGATTCACACCCCGCGCATTGAAGAAAGATTGATGTTGTAAACCGCTAACCATGCGTCTTTGTGATATGAGTTCACGCTGCCATAGTTGGCATCTTCGGCTTTTTGGATTTCTAGGCGGTTTGTTTTGCTGTAGCGTCGAAGCTGCACTGGATTACTTTCGTTTTTGGCGCGGTACTCGTTAATGAAATCAACAATCTCAAGTGACGACATTGTCACTTGGTCTGTGTTGTTCGTTTGTGCTAACATATTCATTGTTCATTTCCCTCTAGGTTTTGAATGCAAAAGCCTGACCTCAACCGTCAGGCTTTTTCTTTTCTAAAAACTTCTGGATTTAAGGCTTCTGGTGAAATGCCTGTTTCTCTTGAAACATCCAACACATAGCGGGCAGGAATGTTTTCCTGTTTTACCCAACTTTGCACAGCCTGGTACGTCAGCGCCTTACCTCCAGCACTTATCTTTTTAGCTGTTGCTGAATAGCCACCCATGATGTCGATTGCAGCTTTAATGATGATTGAATTAGCCATTACACCTCCAAAATTACAAGTAATACTTTAACCATTACAAGCTATTCTTGCAATGACTTTTTTTATATTGCTTGTTATCTTTACAAGATGTTCTTGCGTGGTAGTTGGTTTTGTTCGACCCGAGTAAACACAAGGAAAACTTTTAAAGCCTGCAATTTAACGCAGGTTTTTTTTATCAAAATAAACAAGAAAAACTTTAAAACATATCTTGATTACAAGAAATACTTGTAATATGATGTTCATCAAGACAACAAAAAGCCCCTCACTTTCGACAGACAGGGGCTTCAACACAACGAGGTAATTATGACAGATTTAAAAAATAGCGTAAAGAAAAAGCTGGCAGCGTTTATTGCTTATGCGTTCTTTTTCGCCCTGCTAAGCATTGCCACAGTTTCGTTTCTTAAAGCCTGCGTTGCTGAGGTGGATGTACAAGAGCATCGTGCTTTGGCACATCAAGCGATGTTTGATGAGGTGGCGAAATGAACGCAATCACTAAGCTAGACACGGCGTTTTTAAACGCATTTGGGTGTGAAGCACCGCAATATGTCGGCTTCAATCATATTTCTATTAATGAAGTTGATATTCATAGCCGTGAAGTTAGATTCACGCTCTCATATAAAGGCGTTTCAACCACAAATGGTAGCGTGCTTTGCTCAATCATTGCTGATCAAAATATTGATAGCTATTGGGTTAATCATCACGGCAACAATCCTGCATACGACCAAGAAATTGAGTTTGGCAGCCTGGTCGTGACAACAAAACACCGCCCTACAATTGAAGAATTTGAATCTGTTTTTTCATGTCATGGGCTGCATATTCAGCTTACTGATGAGCAAATTCAAATGCTCAATGATGAACTTTCTGAAATTTTAGAAGAAAAATTCAAGGCTGAATCTGAAAAAGAAGCGGCGGAAGTTCAAGACTTAGCGGATGAAAGTCGCTATTACGAAAAAATGGGGAATTAAACAAGATGAATGCACCAGTGATACAGCAAGAAAACCATTTATTGGTTCTTGTTGAAAGGGTTTTAAGCAATCCTAATCCCGACATGGCTGTAATTGAAAAGATGCTAGACATGCAAGAGCGTGTCTTAGCTAAGCAAGCAGAAATGGCTTTTAACCGCGACTTCGCAATGATGGCTCAAGAAGTTCCTGTGATTGCTGAAACATCGAATGGGCACAACATTACTTATGCTGCACTTGAAACAATTGATGCTGTAGTACGCCCTATCCTTTCTAAATATGGGTTTGCTACTTCGTTCCGTGTTGAACATCCAGAACAGAACAAAGTCAAAGTTACTTGCGTTTTGATGCACAAAGATGGTCATCGTGAAAGTACAAGCATGGAACTGGGCGCTGATACTTCAGGATCAAAAAATGCAGTTCAAGCATTAGGCTCAAGTGTTAGTTACGGCAAGCGTTATACCTTGTGTGCAATGCTCAATATCACAACAGCTAAAGAAGATGATAACGGTTTTGCAGCTAAACCATTTTGCCCAATGACAAGCGAACAAATTCAAATGCTCAAAGGTTTGTTTGATCGCCTTGATAGTTTCCAACAACAACTATTCTTTGAACAGTTTGGCTCTATAGAGAACATCAATAAATCTCTATTTGCTAAAGCTCAATCTGCTTTGAATAAGTTGATTAAGCAAGGAAATGGCAATGCAAATACTTAATTGTGAGCAAGGATCGGATGAATGGTTGCGAGCAAGAGCGGGATTAATCACCTGCTCAGAACTTGAATCTGTTTTTTCAAAAGGCACTGGAAAAAATGTATTTGGTAAAGGCTCAATCACTTACATGTATGAGTTGATTGGCGAGCAAATTACTGGTGAGCCAAAAGAAAGCTATTCAGGCTTTCATACAGAGCGTGGTCATGCTCACGAGCCAGTAGCTATTGAGCTTTACCAGTTGCAGCATGATGTTGAGATTCAAAATTGCGGTTTCATCATTGGCGAGAGAATCGGCTATAGCCCTGATGGTTTGATTGGCTCTAATGGCCTGGTAGAGATCAAATCAAAGTTGCCTAAATTTCAAGCTCAAATCTTATATGAGCAAGAAATCCCGAGTGAGCATTATATGCAGTGCATGGGCGGATTGTGGACAGCAGAACGTGAATGGATCGACTTTGTAAGCTACTGCCCTTCAATGCCTATTTTCATTAAACGCTTGTACCGAGATGAGCAAGTTATTCAAGAAATTGATGCCCGTGTTGATCTTTTCTTAAATGAATTGGAACGTCGCAAGCAAGTAATTATGGAAGTTGCAGCATGAAAGAACTCGAACTTGGGCTGATGTTTTTAGCATTTTTCATGCTGCTAGTGGTGATGACATGGTAGTGAATTTACGTTAGCCAGAAAGGATGCTGGCTCTATCTAAGCAGTGTAGGAATCGTGAAAGAGTATCCTTTACTCACGCCCACCACAACAATGGTGCAAGCACAGAGTAGCGAGGTAGTAGAACTGTTAGCCGAAATTCATGCAGGCAGCCCCACTGTGGCGATAAGGGGTATTTCAGATTATTAAATGAGGTGGCGTGATGGATATTCAGGAAACTAATTTAAGACGTAGTGATTTTGAAGCCATGCACCCGACTGCAAAGCTATTCAATTTTTATGCTGAAAAAATGGTTTATTTTGGTGATGGATCGGAAAGCATCAATAGTCAATGGACTACTTGGTGCGCATGTATTGGCATGTTTCATTTAGAGATTAAGGAAGCCAAAGCCCAAGCGGTTCCGGAAGCAATCAGTATTGGTAATGAGTTGCAATCATGGGTGGCTGTAAATTCATTCTCTGCTGATGATGGTGAGGGTGTCTTACCTGTTGTTGATGCAAACGCCATTGCTGAAAAAATTGAAGAATTAACAGGAGCCAACCAATGACTGAAATTCAACAAACAAACATTGCTGTGGCCAACTACATCATTGATGAGCTGCACAAAGAGAAGCCTTTTAGTTTGGTTTTGGATGCAGGTCAGACCGGTTCTTTG